TTTAAGAGAGAAAGAAAGAAAGGATAGGCTATAGGCTTGGCTCTCATGGCCACCTCTGAATCTCCACGTGTTGGTCCACACGTGGACTGTCTAACAGACCACGTGCGTTCGCGCGCGCAGGCAGTCGCAAACGTACGAAGCATGGGGGACTCGTGCGAGACACAAGAGCAGCCATTGGATCCGACCATCATGAATGACTTCCTGGCACTTGATGGGATTCCAGAGGAAGTCCGTGTTCTGGAGCGCAGACACGAAGGGGTCGTCGTGCAAATTGCCACCGCACCGTTCTTCAACAAGCACTGCCAGGCCAGGCTGGAAAAGATGTCTTTCACGCGGGATTACCCTAGCGAGAAGAATCAGTTCATACGAATCTACATGGACCCCGAAAAGAAGATATCAATATACAGTTTGATCGCGACGCAAGCAATCCGGCCAAAATACAACGACGGCGCTGGCATCACCCACTTCAAACTGCCATTCATAACAGTTTACGTAAACTGGCAGTACGCAAAAAAAGCAATATGTCATGCAAGGTTCAAAACCTGTTCACGAAAGCACATTCCAGTAAACTCTTATTGGAAAGAGATGCCAAGGAGCGAATTCACAACTCTTTTGAAGTGTTACAATTCAGTCAAACCGGATACAGTAAAGGGAACAAAGACTTGTACAGCCCTGGCTACGGACCCCAGGGGTGTACTGATGAGAATGATGGAGGTAGACGCTACGATAGATTGGATATATCGTACTTTCGATCGGAAACGTCAGGAGTCTGAGATATACCCTGGCATGCCATTGAAAAGGACAAGAGATGACATACGCGAATCGCATGAAACCGCATGGAAGAGACATGGATGCGCCCCTCCCGTCATACCATCCGGTTCAAAGCGCAAAGACGTTTATGGCGATGAGATTGAATATTCTGAATACTGAGTCTGAATACTAAGTACTCAGAAAGCCCGAGATATTGAAAGTACCAGTTCGCATGAGAACAATGAATATTGAAGCAAGTGATGCACTCTGTTTAAGGAAAGATAAAGAGTGGACTGGTACTCCTAGAACTGAAAAGTCTAGCCATTCCTCACTGAGAATGTGCATCATCAGCCAATAATCAATTGTTGATGCATTTTCGATTGTAACACTTAGTGCGTCAATAGATTGCGTTGGTGGTTTTCGAGATAAGAATTTTGATGCAAATTTCGATCCCTTAGTCACATCCTCAATGATGTCCTTTGCAAGAGAAAGCTTCGCTACAACCGAGAGTAATATCAACTGGAATGTTATAAAACTGCCGACTATTATAAAACTGTCGTATGACCACAAGAATGTTTCGCTTGCGGTGGTACTATGTATCAAAATTCCAATGACGAAGAAGCCTGTGAGAGTTCCAGTGGAATACATATTTTTCATTGCGTCTGTTGAATTTTTTAAGGATTCTCTTATACGAGTCAAATTGATCAACATGACGGAAACGCGATCATATCTCTGTAAGGACCAGTCTCTTTGCTCTAACATTTCTCCATATAATCGAAGAACTTTGACATGTTTGTAAAAGACAAAGGCAAATGAAATGGTGTTTATGATGCAAGTTCCTCGACCATGAAATCGACTAATGAAAAAAAATAAGAATTTTTTCGGATCCATTGGTGGAGTTGTTGTTATGGAACCAGTAAGACTCGATAATAAAACTAAAATTGCAATAGAAGAAATAACACCGATTGTGAAACGACAGGGCTGTCTTATAAGAGTGTGGAAATCTTCAATTGGTTTGTTGTTTTTTGAATCTTCAATACTAATATCCTGGTAAATATCGCGAATCGAAGTGAGTGAGTTGTTACTTGCTTTAGTTTTCTCAGGATTAGTTACATCATAAAAAGACAAAATATGATTCGAACCAAAATAAACAATGGAGAAAACGTACTGAATTGGCAATATAATTTCAGCTATTGCGTGCAGCAGCATTTCATCATCATACGAATGCATTGCTTGTTGTAAAAGTTTGACCGGTAAGGCACACAAACACGAAAAAACCCACACTGAGTAAAGTCTCCAAGGAGAACAAAAAAGCTTTTGAAACTTACAATTACTAGAACATTCCAAAGTATACAACTTTTGACCAGGGGTTCGTATACCGAGCACTACTAGAAATCCGTTAAAAAGCATTGCACCAGCATTTTGTCTAGGTGGTAAAAAACGAGAAATTAGTCTTGAAACAAACGAACATTTACTTGGTGTAGAGTCCATGATAATATATAGACTGAAAAAAATCACATCATTGGTACAATTCTACAATCTGTAAACGAACAGCACAATTTTCTTTCGCAAGCACTTTGGTCTGTGACTGAAATTTGTGGTGATGTATAATCCTCCGAAAAAAGTGCATCAAAAATACGATCTGACGACATGTTAAGATCAAAATTGAGAACTTCCATCTGCCCAGTGCACAGATTGATTACAACTGTCTCATGATGTGTTTCCGAGTTCTGGTGAAGTGCGTATGAGTATAGACATGCCTGCAGTCTGTGAATGTTGTTTATTTGTGAGTGCGAAAATTTGAATTCATATAAAAAATCTGAGGAGATTCCGTCGATTGCACCAAAAATCCTTTTATCAGGAAATTTGCTGTTGATCAGCATAACCGGCACCTGTGTTTCCATTCTAGTTGATACAGCTCGAAGCTGAGTGCCAAATTCAATCCATTTGTTGATGTTATCTTTGAGAGCGTCTAGGTGTGTTGTGTAAGATCGATTCATTCGCCACTTTGCTTGATTTTCGTATTGCCACCAAAACAAGCAAATTTTAAATATCTTATCAGCTGTCTCCATGTCTGCTAAATCCGCAGATCCGGATAAATTTGCTAGATGTTTTAACTCGTTGAAGTCGCAAAAAATGTTTTTGTTCTGAAAGTGAATGCTAACAATGGTTTGGTTTAATTCTTCTGCACGTGAAAGAATGTCATCCAGAATCTCTATCACATCTTTCAAGAATTTGACTTTCTTAAGCTTGCGTGTCCTCACATGATTGTGATAAGTTTGCATGGTTCTTGTTTTTAAAGATTGAATATATGAGATGGACACGTGCATTCTTTTTTCGTGTAAATTGAGCTCTTTTATGATATATTGAACCTCATCACGTTCGCCATTTTCAATACAAATGGTTTTCATCTCTATGAAACTTTGGAGTAATCTCAGATCTGGAAAAGTGTTCGTGCAAACGAAAACCAGAAAGCTCTCCGCAAAATTTCCATAAAGTGTACAAAGCGCATCGAATTCTGGAAAGTCGCATTTGCCCGAAAAACACCATAATTCTTTTTTTTCCACCGTGATTTTAAAGGTGTCTTGTAATCTCATCAGTTTTTCGGGTGGAATATTCTGGAGAGCTCCAATTTTCACCAAATTTTCATCATCGATGTCATCGCTTTGCGCGAACACTCCTTTTTTGTGTATATTTTTAATGAGCTTGGGTGCTGTTGTACTAATTTGTTTCATCATTACCATTGCCTTTTCGTGTGTTATAAACATTTCCATGTCGTGTCCACAACACATTGTGAATGTTTGCTTACTTCTGCTGCGTGCGATATGATTTAATTTCGAGTTGTAATAATGTTGAATCATTGTCGGGGTTCGCTTGTTCAACCGGTGATGATAGGCAAATTGTATCACGTGGTCGAACTCTCTTCCAAGAACTCCCTGAATTGTACTGATGATTAATTCGTTTTCTTGTTTTCTGACAGATGAAAACTCAGAGCTATTTTTTGTTTCATCGTACCAAATATGAAAGGAAATGTTCCTTTCACTCAGCACATTCGTAACATCTTGACAACAAATGTGGGTGGCCATGCTTGCGTGCGGATGACGACACGCACACAAAATAGCCTTGCTTTCGTGCCTGGGTAATGATTCTATCCATTGCAGCAGAAAGTTCATTTGCTCATTTCTTGTCCCACAAAAGAGAAAGATGCTATTTTGTGTATCTGCAATTGTTCTTTTGCTAATCATGTGCTTGGTGAGCAGAAATGGGTGTGTCAAATTACAGAAATCAACTATTTGCGGATTGCTTCGATAATTGTTCACAAATTCATGCCTTCTCCCAGTATATTGCATCATAAATTCTTCTTCTTCACACATGACAAAAGTTTTGCAGTTTTGAGCCGGGTCACCTAACAAATCAACAGAAATATACGGACACGCGGCGCGAATTTTTCTAATCAGATCAATCGAAGTGTTGTCCAGTAGCTGACTTTCGTCAACATATATATGTGAAATGCCATCAAAATAAGCAGCAAGAATTGAGTTGTCAAGTCTGAGCACGCGAACAATTGCTGTCGAAACATCCTTTTCTGCGTGAGGGAGCAGATTCCAGCAGATCGAATGTACTGTACGTACTTGCCTGCTTGTGTAAGATCCAAATGTGTTTTGCAATTTAATGGTCAAATTCTCCTTTGTTGTGACGTAAAAAGTCATCACAAGCTGAGACGATAGTTTGTGTCCCAGGGATAACAAGTAATCAATTCGTCCCTTCAATGCTGTTGATTTCCCAGAGCCGGGTGGTCCAAAAACTACGTTGTTTTTAGTATTACAAGTTATATATTTCAGTTGCTCTTCATCATAGTTCATAAAAACACTTAGTTTCATAAATCATTTCTTTAAGCATTTTTCTAAAACATAGTTCCCTTCTGGTAAGCGCTTACCACCCTCTCACTCACTGCACTCTCCGGTCACGACTAGAGCGCGCACTCACTGCACGCCTGATTCACGCGCGCTTGCTGCGTTCCCACATGAATACGGCTAACACGCAGCCGGTTACTGTGCCGTTTGCGCATGTGCCTCACGCAAGCTTACCTCCCGGATACCGCGCAAAACCGCCATCGCCGCCGCCCCCATCGCCGCCGTCACCCCCGTCGCCCCCATCGCTACCGTCGCCAGTGGCGCAGGTGTCAACATTGACTCCAGCTTCTTGCAAGCCTACCGGGCTCGAAAAGAAGGGGGTGCACAAGTGTGCGAAAACCCGGCCCAAGTCATACCGCCGCCAACACGTTGCGTCCAATAAACGCAAAGACAACCTGATGATAAGCATTCTGCGTGCGGTAGGGCACTTCAATCAGGTTAGACGACCGTCCGTATTGATGTCGAGACTCTCAACTGTTGTCGAGAGTTTCTTGAAGATGAAGATGTTGGTACGGCAAAGCGACAAAGAATTTTACAACGCATGTGACATTGTGCACAAGACGATTGCCAGGGTGGAACTTGTGCGTTCGCAAGGCGCGAAGCGCGTCAATTCCGATGATGACTTCTTAAAGGCGCTCCAGGCGCTTAAAGAAGACGCGCTTCAAGAAGAAGGGGCGTCAAAGCTCAGGAATGCCCTCTATGCAGATCACACTCTCAGCATTTATTGTGCGATGAACCCCGATGTGAAAATCGAATAGACCCGGTCAGTTCGAGTGTGTGATCGTTTTAAAAGAAACAAAAAAATACATCAGAGTAAGATGATACATCGATTTTTCTTATTCTGGAGTGTTCCATTTGCATATTTGACTCCACTTTTGGGGCATTCAGGTACCAGGTGGTCAGTGCGCCTGGCTTTACGTATTCACATTTTTTTGAGTTTGATTTTTGCTGCTTTGTATTCAACAATCAGATACCACTTTGGAAAAAATTTTCGCGATCTGCCGTCACCCTCTTATCGAGTCAGTCGAACAACTGAGTTTTCAAGCAAAGGGTGCAAAATGCTTTTTTTTAAGCCGGTGGAAAAGAGCAAAAGAAGAATACTACTTTTTCCGGGATTAGGTATAAGCGTCAGGAGAATGCTTGAACAACCCTGTATGCAACCATTTGTGGACGATTCGGAGATTGTATGTTTTCAAATTCGAGGCATTGGCGAAAGTTGCTGGGACGTAGATATTGCGAGCGATTCAATGTTGGAGGATGCTTTGCATGCAGCAACAGTATTTGATCAATTAACTGATGGTAATCTGAAAACTCTGTTCGTTGGATATTCGCTAGGTTGTTTTGTTTCTATGCAACTTTTGAGTCACATTTGGACAACGAATACTAAGTGTGATAACATCCTGTTGGTAAACGGCATGTATGATTCTCAGAACATGATTCAACAATATAAAATTATGTCGATGCTTCTAGGTGTGGTCGTGCAACCACATGTTAAAAAATCTAGCGTACCAATTACGATTTTACATGCTAAGGATGATGAAACAATTTTCCTGCAAGAAGCAATTGACTTACAAAACGAATGCATGTCTATTGGTAGAAGTTGTCACTTATTTATTTGTGATGGAACACATAGCCACTACAGTCTTACAGAACAAACATTTTCCGCTCTGAAGACTAATTTGTAAAAAAAAACTAAAAAAAAAAATAAATTTACTGAAAATGAATCATCATATAGCTAACAGAACTAGGTCGCATATTAATTATGATGGCGAAAGTGACGAATTCACAATCACACTGAGGTCATCGATCAGAGGCTTAGAGGGATTTGTGATATCAATACCAAGAGAAGCAGCCGAATTCGACCATGATAATAACTCCGATTTCACGTACATTCAAACGGACGGAACTGAGACTGAATCTGCTTCAGTATCATCAGAAGAGGTTCGCAGATATCGAAAAATAAATTTTGAAAAATTAAACAAATTTGTTGTAAATAAAGAGAATTGTCCCACAGATGAATGTTCAGTCTGTCTGGATGGGTTTAAATCGAGACAACATTGCAGAAAATTATCGTGCAATCATATATTTCACAAAAAATGTATAGACCGCTGGATATCAAAAGTTCCAAGGTGTCCAGTTTGTCGTACTCCTGTACAGCCGAGTCGACCTACTGTCAATAAAGGTAGCATTCGTGTTTTGCGACCGCGGAGCTCACCAGTGTTGCAAAGGTCTGTTTCTGAATCATCTATAGTCAGTTTCGTGTCTGCTGCATCCACATCGAGTTTGAGTGAGTAATAAATTCAATTATTTAGGATTAAGTTTTTATTTCCTTGTTGGTTTAGTAGATTACTTCCATTTGTCGCACCCATACCAATTAAATATTCAATAACATTGATCAGAAGAATAACCATCTTAGAAAATTGTCTATTACCAGCGGTGATTTCGTATGGTACACTAATATTGCCGTTTACCGGGATTTCACTGACTTTTCCGCGTAACCCCTTGTGTGATTTGTCCATAATATTTTGTTTGACATCCTTCATTTTTTTCAGCTTTTCTTTTAGCTGGTTTAATTTCCTGGCATTTTCTGGGTTGTTATTCAATAAATTATTTTTCGGAATACTTTCCCAAATATCTTCATCTAATTCCTTTTCCAGTTCCTTTTCCAGGTTGTCTTGGTTCATTTCTGCGATTTGTTGTTCTACTTTTGCAATTTTTTTAGCATACTGTCTTATTTGTGCTCTCAACTTAGCTTGAACAAATTTGTCAATTGTTGATGGGAAAACGACAACTCGTGATTTTTTTATATTTTTGAATCCACTTGCACAATGCGAAATATCTGTTACACCTCTAAAGGGTGAACTTCCAGTTGCCTGTTGCCAAACTTGCACCATGTTTTTATCAGAATTAAACATTGATTTCAATTCTGTTTCGATTTTCCGTGATAGGTCGAAAACTTTGTAAAGTTTTTTGATTTTGTTTTTGTCTTGGTTGTCATTTTTAAGAGTGTCTTTCATACCAAAGAAGTGCTTACTGAGAACTTCGTAATAAGCATTATTACTATTCCTATTATTTTTATTGAAAAAATCTCTTGTTCCGTCCATGTGTGGCGCCATGAATGTGAACATTTTTTTAAGACTTGTGGTGTCAATGTCACTGACAAGTCTAGTAGAATTTAAATTTCTAAATTTTCGTGATGTTTCTTCTTTTTTTCGAGCGTGTCTTCGCTGGATACGTATCCTAAGATTGTCTAAAGCTGATGCCATATGTTTTAACACCTGCCTTAATCCCTGTGTGGATTTTGAGATTCTTTTCTTGTTTGCTTCTGAAAATGCTTCATCAAAGTCAGCTGGACGTGAACCACCCCTTGCACGTATTCCAAAGCCAGTCCGTATGGGCGTGACAAGTGCAAGTTTGTTATCTTGGTAAATCTGCTCTTTTAAGTCTGCCGGAATACGATTTAGAACATTATTCGATTCTACTTTTTTGAGTGCATTGTAAGAAATAGTGATTGACTGATTGTCGTGCAGTGGAACAACAACCGCGTAATCAGTTTTACCCTTGTAGATAACACTAATCATTTCTCTAGGTTTCAAGTTTTGCACACTTATATTGGCAGACTCGCGAATGACTGTGTCTCTATCGAGCAATGATAAGTTTCTCCATACTAACAATGGTTGCTCTAATTGTTTTTCCAAATAGTTGTCAATTTGTTTAAGGAAGTGTTTCCCCTTGTTTATGGCACCCTTTTGCTTCTGGACGCCTCCCTCTTCAACTTGGTGAAATTTTATGTTCTTTACTATAGCTTTCATATCAACTATAAGCTTCTTAAAATCTCCTGTAAATCTTGTGCCTTGACCTCTGGGAATTCTGTATTTCAACATAGATTTTGTCATTTCTAGCATCCCGGGGCAGTATTTCATTTCTTGTTCTGCGCAATGTTCCACACCACTTTTGTAGCCTTGCATATGCTCCTTGTTCCACACCTCGCCATTGTTTTTAACTTTTTTGGTGGCATTGTTTGTTTTCATCCAGTTTTTCAACTTACCGTAATTTGCGTTAAAATTTTTATTGAGCAATTTGTTGAATGCTTCCATAAAGGTATCTGAAGTAAGGTCGATAGTCACAGGAAAGTTTTTGTCATCAACGAATCCAAGTGAATTAACAAAATGTGCAAGTCTCGTCCTCCAAAATGGAACATCGACATGAGCTTCAGCAAGTTCGTCAGGTTTCAAATCGAATCTGTGCTGATTATCCTTATAACAAAAACCTTTCTTGTATACTTGCCTTATAATATTCGAGTTTTCTTCGTATGTATACCTTCCTTTTGCAGTAAAAAATTGTCTACCAAGTAAGTCCCCTTCTATTGATTCAATAGTTTTTCCTCCGGTCTGATTTCTTACCCGTGTCTGTTTTTGCCTGTCTTTGTGATTTTTATCAAATTTGTCTCTCAGCATCTTCAGTTCTTTTGCGCGGCCTCGTTTCGTGGTTCGATTTTCTTTAAACATATAAAGAATAAGTTCATCATCCTTCAATCCAAGTATTGCACTTTTCATGTCATTAAGACTGTACACATACCCATCGCTAGCAGGTTTAGGAACTACCTGTGACGAGAGATTGAAAAAGTCGAAAAGATGAGTTAGATCTGCCCTTTTGTTTGATTTTTTAATAGAATCCTTTAATTTTACAAGCAGTTCTTTCGCCTGTTCCGTAGTTGGTAACCTTTTCAAATAATCAAATTCAATGTGTTGTTGCATTTCTGCTAGTCTATCTGTGTTGTTTAGTGAACGGCGGCTAAATGTTGCACTTCTCGCATCTTCTTCTGAGGCAGTTTCTATGCTATTTTTACCAAATTGATGTGTCCAGGCGTCAACGAGCTGGTGCACGCTGCGATTCTTATTATTCTGGATAATATGTCTCATTTGAGAAAAAAATTCAGTAGCTATTTCGTCCGCTGGCTGAATTTCTTTCGTCGTTTTTTCTAATGCTCCTGCGTATCTTACAATCGCATCACCCTTATCGAAGAGCTGTGAATTATCAAATAAGTTTTTCATACAGCCCACTGCACTCTCAAAGTTTTTATACTGAGCTTTAGTATCGGGGTGTTCGTAAACTTGTAAATTTAGCTTAGCTATGAATTCTGCTACACATTTATATGGTTCAATAAAATTAAGTAATTCACGGGATTCGCGAATTTGCTGCTCTAATAAAGCTCTCATGGAAAGCATAATTGAATATCTAAGAATCAGTGTGTCTAAGTAATTGCTCTCCGTAGTGCTGATGTTTTTAGAAGTGTTTTTCAATAGTTCGCCAACACTTGCGAATGTACTAATACCATTTTTATTTTTTACAAAAAAATAAGGAAGTGGTGCTTTTGGACTAAATTTTGTGATAGATTTATTGACTAGCAATTTAGTTGCGTTAGTTGCGGCTGTAGTGGCTGCCTGAGGCATTTTGCGTTGAACCGGCTTACGACCGGCGTCTTTCCGCGATCTAGCGCTTTTTTTTGGTGGAGCACGCCTTCTAGCGCTTCCAGGCGCGGCACGCTTAGCGCTACCAGGTGCGGAAGGCCTAGCGCGACCAGGCGCGGCACGCTTAGCGCTACCAGGTTCGGAACGACTAGCGCTACCAGGTGTGGCACGCCTAGCGCCATCAGGCGCGGCACGCTTAGCGCTTCCAGGCGCGGCACGCTTAGCGCTACCAGGTGCGGAAGGCCTAGCGGGGAATCCAAACATCTCACTGGGTTTGACGGGTGCCTTCTCGACTGCTCTGCGTCTATTAGCTTCACGCTGAGCTTTTTGTTGAGCTTCACGCTTTATGACGTCCCTCAGTTTTTTTTCACTGAATTCTCCTTTATCAAAAACTTGTTTAACCAGGTCTTTTATTGTTTGTATTTCTGGTTGTTGTTTCAATTGCAAGGCAAATTTTCGATTTTTCTGCGCCTTTCGAATGATTGATCGATCTGTGTTCGTGTTCAGAATAAATTTAGTTAGTATCTGTGCTCCTTGTGGCTCTACAATTGTAGTTTTAATCTTTACACCTGTTGGTCTATTTTGTATTGTTTGAGCACCAAGAAAAACTTTCGGTACCGTATTTGTGCTTGTGAAAGAAGCACCAAACTCTGTGAATTCACGTTGTCTTAAATCGTACTGGTTTTTCAGCTCCTGTTGTTCAATTGAATTTTTTTTTATCGTTTCAAGACGTGAACCTTCGATTACCAAATGAGCTTTGTCTCCGGACGCGAGTTGTACCATCATTTCTGTGGAATCGGCGTTTGTGTCAATTACTTTGTTGTCAATTACTTTGGCCTTTTTAATTACTTTCAGAAGATATTCACCCCCGAAAATATCTTTACCATTGGTGATTTTTAAGATTGTATTTGATGTAGGCCAGACCATAGAATTTATATTAATATATATTTTATTTTATTTTTAGATTTGAATCAGAAGACCGAGAGTTATCTATAACCCTAATAACAAGCGCAATTTAAAATGCAAAAATCACATAGAAATAACACAATGAATCTTATCTAATTGTTCTTTATATCTCCTCCCCCCATCATCCCCACTGGCGAGCGCGACCTAGAGCGCGTGCTAGAGGAACACGGGAATTCAGGAAGGAAAACCAAGAACAAATCTTGTTTGCGTTTACGTATATCGTTCTTATACCTAAAAAAAAATTAACGATATTAATAAATGGAAGAAGATTCTTTGATTAGATTCACTGCTTCTGATGCAACAAGAGCAAATGTGAATTTTTACAATCGCGAACATGAAGCCCACAGAAAGCACTTGAATGCCTGCAAGCTGCGATTGAAGCGTTTTATAACAGAGCATCCTGAACAAACGTTTCTAGTTTATCAGGTGCCCTTAGTCGTTGTTGGCTCTGCACTGAGGGAAGCCAAGGCTATACTGAATCACATGATTCACTCATTGAAGATAGATGGTTTTAATGCTGCATACTTGGGGTCTAATTTACTTTTCATTTCGTGGAAATCTGCTGATCCGGATTCTAGAACAAACGTCAAAGACTATGTCAAGCACGCCCAACTAGGTTTCCCATCTGAAAGAAAAAAGAGATCCAGCCATCGAGGAGAGAATGTTGTTCCGTTGACACAAGAGAACCTAGAACTTCGAGGGCCAGGTCCGCCCTTACTAGTTTCTGATGTTGAACGAACGAAAGAAAGATTAGATAGGGAAATCCAGAAGCGAATGCAAAATTACAATGAACGGAATACTGATGAGGAGGCTAGACGTCGAAAACTCTATCACGCTGCAACAAGCCACAACGATGCACTGAGAAACGCTGTCAATAGGAGAGTTCTTTAATCATTGAAACATTCTCCGTATGCTGCGCCTCGATTCTCGGCACAGTCACCACATAGACACAAGCACTTCTTATCACCACCGGGATCTGATCGAGTACAACGACCCGTCGTAACATATTGAAGACCTTCCTCGGTGCTCTGACCACATCGTTCACAAACCGGATTGTCTTGCTCTAGATACACCCTTCTTGCAAGCACAGATTTGATTGTCTTGTACTGGTCGTTAGCAAACACAATTTTCACCATCAGAGCCAGGGCGCGTTTCGGCAGTCCAAACTTTCAATCAACCAATATTTTTATGTTTTATGTATTATATGATATCAAAAAAAAGAAGTCGTAATACTTTCTTACCGAGTGGTAAAGTACCAGTCAAACGAAAGCAAAAGAGACATGACGTAACTCTACTGTTCAAGCCACCTAACTCTAATATCGCGTTAGCTGTTCCTATGAATAACTATGGTCCGCGTGCAGAATGGCGCACATACCTCGTCAATGCAAAGAAGAAGATATCGCAAAAACCAATCAGAGTAAACACGACCTTGTATGAAAAGAAGCCTGTAATAACTATCCCCAATCCAACACGCATGCGAGTTGTCAACGCAATATTGAAGACTGTCAAGACTGAACCGAATACAGGCTTAGTCCTTCATTCAATCCGGTATGATCCACAGCGTGGACTTTACACAGTGGGTTTTAACTCTTAAAAAAACCAAGCGTTACAAGTATGCACATGTACATATCTGTGTACATATTGGAAGACTTTTGAAATAAAATGCGTTATGGTATTAAATTGATGGAAGATGCATCAACTTTGATGAATAAATATCCGGGAAGAGTTCCTATTTTGATGACCAAAAAGTTTCGAGATCCTCTTAAGGATCTAGATAAAACTAAATATTTGATACCAAAAGACATGACTTTTGGAGAGGTTTTGTGTGTCTTACGTAAACGACTTCAGATGCCGGCTTACAAAGCACTTTATGTGATCTCTCATCACGGCAGACTTATTTCTAGTTCATCTTCCGTGGGTGTTATTTATGAAAAAGAAAAGTCAATAGACGGTTTTTTAAGACTCATGTATGCATCAGAGAATGCCTTCGGTCGTTGCGAAAATTATTCTTCATAAAGAAGCTCAAGTGTTGAGAATTGTACTCCAAAACTGACCATGTCGCACGAGCCCTCCCGCGACACCATGCTCGATTTGTGGATGGAGTACCTCGAGATCAAAGGCGACTACGACTATCGCAGTGTGTGCCCCTTTTATGCTCCCCGCGAGCCCACGTCCGCGCTCTCCGAGCCCAGTCGCTGAGTGTGTTCGTGCATTGTTCCGTTGTGTGCAGCGACCGATGAAGAGGATCGCATCCTTTTGATGGTGGAGAGGGTCATAAACCTCTGGTGCGAGTGCGGCAAGCCAATCGATCCTCCTGTGATTGGCAAATACTACGTATCGGGCACGTGGTATTTGCAGCGACTCCATAAGGATTTCAATGATCTGAAAACGATCAAGCAGGAAAGGGGTGTGCGCGCGGTCGTGCGCGCGGCCGTGCGCAAGTAGACACTAGAATAGATAGACAGTGACTCCATATTTTCAGTCGTTAGCAAACTTCCACCATGGTGGCCTTCCGTCAGTTCAGAGTCGGGGCGCGTTTCGTCAATCCAGTCCAAGTCGTACCAGGAAGATGACCGAATCGGCCGAATCACTCGAACACGAACAAGAGATGCCCTACTTCCTCCGGGTGCAAGAACTAAACGAAGATTATTTTAAGCATCCTGGAGCGTGGATTTGGAATGTTCATGTAAGTGATCCAAGCGGCATGGGCAACTCGTCGATCACCAACGCAACGACACCAGAAACAGCATTCGGTGTCGGCAAGCGCAATGGTGAGTTGATGATGGTGGGCGAAAAGATTCTTAACCTTTTCACTTACGAGCACTCGCTCCACGTTATCGCACAAGTCAAGGCAGTCGTTGACGCCGAACTTGCAAATCGTCCCAAATGGTACACCGCTCTCAAGTCTGAACATGATGCACTTAAGGAGGAATATAATGAACATAAGAAGGAAGAGACGAAGGAAGAGATGGAGAAGAAAGATAAAGAGATTAAGCAACTTGAGTCCCAGATTAAGAACAAGGATCGAAGCATACAGCACCTTCAGAAAAGGCTTAAGAACAAGGATCGAGCATACAAGGACCTTCAGGATCAGCTCAAGAAGAAGGATCGAAGCATACAGGACCTTCACAACCACATCCAACGTCTAGATTGCCGGCACATTCACGGCCTTTCTTACATCCCATCTCTGCAAGAATGCGAGCAGCGGTCGCGTCATTAAATCACCACAGCTTGTTCATCTCTACCGCACAGAAGTGAGTGATGTGCCCCCCAAGCGCTAAATATGAAAGATTCCACTTGGTCTTGCTTCTGCATCGACCCACCAAATTTTGTGTATTTTGTCTTTCATTTTGATTGCGATGTACTCTTCTGTAGATTCATTCACAGTAAATGGATTTGCTCTATGTTTTGTTTGTAATGCACAGCGATGAATTTGAATACTAAATGGTTCTTTCGCTGAAAGTAACAAATCTTGCGAATCCTGCAAAAGGTGATAGGATTGATCATTTTCGATGATTGCTAAGATGTGTCTGCCCTTGTTTGTGCCAGTGTATGGTAAAGCTGGCATGTGGTGACATTGAGCAAGAATGACCAGGGCAAATCCTGCAGAACGATAACAGTATGAGGAAAATGTAAGTCTAAAGCTTGCTAGCAGAATTTCAGCATAGTTGTTCAGTTTTTCGTATCGCTCTTTGTAAGTTTCATCTTTGATTTCCGCAAGATCATTTCTTCCAAAAATATCACGATAAGTTTTAATGTTTCTGAAAACTTTTAGTTTACACTGGTCATACATCAGAAAAAGAATGTGAAACTTGATTTCACTGGGCAAACAGTGAATGTGAGCATTTCTTTTTAATTGCTCGTTGTAAAGAAGCGATTGGAACAAATTCGAAGCGTGTGTGAGAGAGGCAGTCGATAAAAATAAGGAAGTTGTTTTTACAAACTCCGTTTCCATTAAATGTTTTGTTTTGTATGTGTACGTTTCGCTTGGTTTTAACTAAAATTTTACTTTACTGACTTCTGGCGCTTGGACAAGGACAAGATCTATTTACGCTCATCATATAAGCAATGAAAAATACAATGACTATCGATACAAAAAGAATGGTTAATGGTACAAAAACACCACTAGAATAATAAAAATCATAATAAGATTTTAGAGTATCCATTTTGGGTTTCAAGTTGCACAAAAAACATGGTTCTTGTGATTGCACGGTACTTGTATGAGATTGCTGACTGGCAAGTGGGACACCGGAGACTTGTATGAGCACCTTTAGATCAGAATACAATGCAAGTCTCGAGAAAAGTGAATCAATCTGAATGTCGACTGGTGGCTCCATATACTTAGTAAGTTTTTTACGACCTTGCTCTGTAAACAAACATGCGTGTGTTCCCCAAAAATAGTCATTCAAAAACTCAAAGTTTTTTACAGAAAACTCTCTTGCTAAATTTTTGTTTTCATACATTACTGGTCCGAAAATTACTAAATCGAATTGCGAGGAAACTTCAAGTAAATTATCGACCACATCCGGAAGCAACCTTGATGGAATACAATCGTCTTCACAAATTAAAATCGGACCATTTTTTTCTTTTAAAATGTTCCAGAATGATAAAGCTAATCCGACCGCGCCTGCGCTCCCCAACTCGTGGTGATACTTACGTCCAGCCTTAAGGCTCTCAAATCCACTTGGTGTAATTATTTTCGTTTCTAGCAAATTCTCTGGAGTTTTTGTTCTTAAATCAACAGCTTTGTAAAAAGATGCTTTAGGAAAGACTTCTTGAACTTTATGCTTTCTATTGTGTGATGAAAGTGAAATAATCTTTACTTCTACCATAATTAATGAATAAATAGAAAAAAAAATACAATGTTAGAGCATAAACCATGAATAATAGTCCAAATGAAAAACTGCCCAAAAAAACGCCAAAATTTATGAAAACTATTATCAGTAATTTAGGACTGCGTAACCATTATCTTCGAGCACTCATTGTCATGTGGATGGTTACATCAGCTGCTTTTGTTGTTATGAACTTACTTGGTGCAAAAAAATCTAGTAATAGAACGATTGCCACTTTTATTTTGGGAACCGGTGGAATAACACTTGCAACACTTTTCTTGTCGACATGCCTGGCTGCAGGACAGTGTATTAGAACTGCATATCTCTTGAGTACAATCGGATTCATTGTCATTGCGATTGCATCTTTAATTGTTGAATGATCGAAAAAAATAGTTTAAAGTAGTAAAGCAAGATGTCAACTCAGTTTTCAACTAGAAATACAAATACAAGAACTTTACGTTTTCTCACGAGAGGTGCTTCCGAGGCAGCAAATTCATGCGATGCACCTTACCATGATGACAGCACATCTATGATAAAAAGTAATTTGTATATGATGCATAAACATTACATAAAAGCTCTAACCGATATTGTACGGAAACAACAGGATAGAGCTGGGTCAGACAACGAAAGTATTACGAGATATCTAAAATCTTTGTTAATGTTTGACCAAAAATCACCTAGGTCAACTGGAGCAAGAGATATCATGTATCATATTCACTTAGCGAATAGACTGAGAAAAAATGAAAAGAAAAGATTACTTAGAGGGATTTACGAGTCGGGTTTTGGCTCCAGTGGTCAGCCTGACCGACTCATGTACATGCAAGATAAAGTACTTCTGGCGCGTGGTCCATGCAAATTTCCAAAAGTAAGAGTTCCAAAATATAAATTCCGTGATCCAACAGGATCTTATAAAACTGCCCCTGACCCTAGCGCTAACCCTAACCCACCGAATGAATCTTTTGACAGCAGATACGAGTTTGAACCCGGTAAACAGGAAAAACGCGACATCAACTTTCCCGCTGGACTACATAAACTTTTGGAGCATGCTGTGAATTGGGGCGCATATATGGCTCAGTACACCGATACTAGTAGAAATGATACCACTAACCAGAGACATAACAACGGGAAGAAAATGGCAAAAAAAGTAACGAAATTGTTTAAACAAGGATTTATTAGTGATGACAATAGCAATAACAATAGCAATAACAATAACAGTAACGTAATAAAATCGTTCTGGAGTCCACAAAATCATGCGTCACTTTTTCTTTTGAATATGGCAAAACATTTGAATGTAGGAAATTTGCCAAAAGAGCTCCTGAAGTTAGAAACGAAGGTGATAAATCCTCAGACCCGCAGATTCAGATTACTAAACGATAATCTGATCTATTCTGAAACTTTTGAATTGTGGTCGCTGATTCAATCTCATGTTTGGACAGGTCATCGGTGTTTGCTTTCGCAGTATAGAAGAAATTTTTCAAAGGGATTTGCAAAGGGATTGGAGAAACATGCCCGTGACGCTCGTGGTGGAGGACCAGGGCAGCCACCGGGACCAGGGCAGCCACCGGGACCAGGAAGGCGTAATAATAATAACGAAAATAACAACAACAACCGTCCCAACCCTCCTCGCCGTCGAAGGCGCAGCGCGGTCGTTCAAAGTAATAATGAAAATGAACAAAATGGAAGGAACATCCCTGGTGAGAACAATTTTGGTGGGAACAATTTTGGTGGGAACAATTTTGGTGGGAACAATTTTGGTGAAAATAATGAACAAAATC